TAGCTGATGAAGAAGGGTTAAATCCTAGTGAAGTTGATAAATCTAAGGATTTAGTAGATGAAGGTAAACTTGATGAAGATTACATGACATCAACAGCAGTAGGAGCAGAGGTAATACCTGGGCTTGTTGCGATAGTTGGAGGTCTTGTTGGAGGTGTTATAGGATATCTTAAATGGTCAAAAAATGCTAATTTAAGAGATTATGTTAAACAAGAAGCTACATTTCTTGTTCAAGATGAATTAAAAAAATTAAACAAAACTCCTAACGAAATTGGTAAAGCTGAAATGAAAAAATTAGTAAAATTAGCAGCACAAGACCTACAAAAAGACCCAGAGTTTATGAAAAAAGCTCAAATGCAAGTAAAAGTTTAATCACATTTGATACTAAAATAAAATTTAAAATATTTTTAAAGAAAAGCTTGCCTACCAGCAGGCTTTTTTTTATCTTTAACACATGGTTAATAAAATAGTTCTACAATCGGTTATAAACAAATACTACTTAGGCGAAAACGAGTCCGTCAAGTGGAAAATCAAAGACAAAACACTTACCATTGACTTTATGTCTGTAAACAAAGAAGTTATAGGTAAAATCACCCACACAAATTTTGATGTTGAAGACAGTGAATTAGCTATCTTTGACACTAAAAAATTGCTTAACCTACTAGGCATCACTCAAGGTGATCTAATGTTTAGTTTAGAAAAAGGTAAAAACGTTTACACCAAAATGCATTTTGCAGACAATGCTTTTAACTTAACCTATGCACTTGCTGATCCACTTTTGATTGGAAAAGTAGGTTCCGTAACTGAACCAGAATGGGATGCAGTTTTACCTTTAGAAAAAGAATTTGTTGACAATTTAGTTAAAGCAAAAAATGCTTTAACAGGTATCGGCTCAATGACACTTGCAATTGATATTGACATGAATGGAGACGATATGTGCTTATTTACATTTGGAGATGAGCAAGGCCACAACAACAAAATTACCTACCAAATGTATGGTACAATCAAGCAAGAAAAAGTTGAAATCCCTTTCAATTCAGACATGTTTAGAAACATTTTAAAGGAAAATAAAGACTTAGAAAGTGGAAACATCTATTTGAGCTACCAGGGCTTGATGAAACTGGAATTCAAATCAGAAGACACAACGTGCGAGTACTATATGGTTCGTAGAGAAGAGTCTGCTTTTTAACATATGTATAATAAAACAAAATAAAATGACACAAGAACAACTCCGTATGCAAATGTTGGCTGGCATTATTACCGAAGGTCAATATAAAGAAAAAATGAATGAAGCCGAAGGAATGAGTGGTAAAGATTTTGCTTTGCAAAAAATTAAACCATATTTGGAAAAAGAGGGATATAAAATAGGGTTCTTTAATGATGTCTCTTCTATTCCAATTGCAAAAATGAAGGATGATCCAACTTTAGCAGCTTTAGCACTTGATAGTCGTGGAGATGTAACTATTGTACTCCCAAATGATGATAAAGGCCAGAAAATTCTATTTACTTCAACTAGTAATGGGGAATTAATTAAAGATTTAGATTTAGAAAACCACTTTAGCTTAAATAAAAGATTTTATGGCGATGGGTTAGGATTATATTTAATAGCTAAATAATAATATTTAATAAAATAAAATGACACAAGAGCAATTACGTATGCAAATGCTGGCTGGTATAATTACCGAAGGTCAATATAAAGCTATTTTAAATGAAAATAAATTTGAAATGATAGGATCTGATGTTGATGAACTTTTAGATGCTATATCTATTTTAAATAGAGATATGATGAATTCAAAACGTTCATCTAAAGATAAATTAAAGCCTTTAAATACAACAGGACATGAAATATCTGATGGTAAATTTTCTATTGAAGTAGAAAAAATAGGCGATACTGAAGACAATGAATATCTTAGATTAGCAAATGATTATTTAGAAGAAAGAGGATATCAAAGTAAATTATATAAAGCCAATTAAAATTTGGTTTTTTAAATAGGTTTTCGTATATTATAGTTATAAATTAAAAGTTAGTTATGCAAGAAACAAAACGACGAGGTCGTCCTGCTCGGGACGAAAATGACACACAATCAAACTTATGTACTATTAAAGATCCAGCAATGGAACCTTTCTACATTGTAAAAGATACTACAAACTTTACAGTTATAGAAAGATCTATTGCCACAAGAGGATTTGGTGGTAAAAAAGCATCCGGTAAAGAAGTTGAAAAAGTTGTAGGATACTACAGTAGCTTTGGAAACGCTGTAAACCGTATTGCAAAAGAAAAGTTTTATCAAAATGAAGGTGAATATGAAACCATTCAAGGGTATATCACCACCTGGAGTAAAGTTAAAGAAGGAATGGAATCAATGTTAAATAAATTAGAAATATGAGAAAATTAGAAGCATTATTTGATGCGGTAATTGTAAAACCGCTTGAAAACGATGAAACCATGTATGGTGGTATTTTTATCCCAGATGCGGGTAAAGACAGAAACGAACAAGGAACTATAGTTGCAGTTGGTCCTGGAGTAGAAATAGCAGGAATTGGATTTATCCCAACAAACATTAAAGTAGGAGATCTAGTTGTTTTACCTACAATGGGATTTTCAAAATTGCAATTTGAAGGGGATGAGTATTATATAGGGAATGAAAGACAAATTTTAGCAAAAATAACAGACAATGAGTAAGATAATTGAATTCGGACCAGAAGCACGTAAGAAACTGGTAAAAGGTATTGATACCTTAGCAGATGCAGTTGTAGCAACACTAGGACCTAATGGTAGAAACGTTGTGTACACTGAAAACGGTATGGTTGTTTCAACCAAAGATGGTGTAAGCGTTGCAAAACAAATTGCATCTTTAGAAGACCCAATTGAAGATTTGGGAGCACAAATGGTAAAACAAGCAGCTATTAAAACAGCAGACCATGCTGGTGACGGTACAACTACCTCAACTTTATTAGCACGTGAATTGGTTAAGGGTGGTATCTCCAAACTTAACGAAGGAGCAAATGCAGTTGAAATCAAACGTGGAATTGATGCTGGAGTAAAACAAGTACTTAAAACACTTAAAGATAATTCAGAGAAAATTTCATCTGAAGAACAGTTAGAGCAAATTGCTACTATCTCAGCAAACAATGATCCAGAAATTGGAAAATTGATTTCACGCGCTATGGAAAAAGTAGGACGTGAAGGTGTAGTTTATATTGAAGAGTCAAGAACAGACGAAACATACCTTGAAGTTGTAGAAGGTATTCAATTTGACCGTGGTTACAAATCTCCATACTTTGTTACAGACAACAACACAATGTCAACAACTTTAAAAGACGTTTACATTTTGATTGCAGACCACCGTTTTACACAAGTAAAAGAATTGCTTCCAATTTTGGATGGTGTATCACAAAAAGGAAAAGCATTGTTGATCATCGCAGAAGATATTGATGGAGAAGCTTTAGCAACATTGCTTGTAAACAAAATGCGAGGTACACTTAAAGTATGTGCTGTTAAAGCACCTGATTTTGGTGAGCGTAGAAAATTGATCCTTGAAGACATTGCTATCTTAACAGGTGGTAAAGTGTTTGACAAGGAAAAAGGAATGAAACTTGACAAATTCAATTGGGAATGGTTAGGTAAAGCTAAAACAGCTACCATAAACAAAGAAAAAACCACAATCATTGATGGAGACGGTGCTGAAGCTGAAATTACAGAACGAGTAGAGTCACTTACATCTCAAATTGAAACGGCAAAAACACCATTTGAAATGGAAAAATTGCAAGAACGTTTATCCAAATTTGTAGGTGGAGTAGCTTTAGTTCATGTAGGTGGAAGTACAGAAACCGAAATGAAAGAAAAGAAAGACCGCGTTGACGATGCTTTACACGCTACACAATGTGCTTTAGAAGATGGTATTGTCCCAGGTGGAGGTTCAGCTCTATTATATGCTCGTGAAGGTATTACCTTTACAAAAGACGATTCAGAAGACTTTAACTACGGTAAAAAGTTAGTTTATAGAGCATGTGGTAAACCATTTGAGGTTATCTTGAAAAATGCAGGATATGCTGAAAGTGATATGTACCCAATCAACATGGAAATTGGACATTCTGATGATGTATGGAGTGGTTTTAACCTTAAAACAGAAACTATCGTTAACATGAAAGAAGAAGGTATCATCGATCCACACAAAGTAACCAAAAACGCTTTATTGAACGCATCTTCAATTGCAGGTACAATCCTATTAACAGAATGTACAGTAGTAGACAAACCAGAAGATAAAAAATCAGACGGTGGTTTTGATCCGTCAATGATGGGAATGATGTAATATGAAAGTAGAAAAAGTAGAATACAACGAGCTTATCGCAACACGAGTACCCCCAGGAGATTCCTGGACACTCGTGGGTGATAGAAACAAGGTGATTCACAAGTCACTTACCGATGCTTTAGAAGCATGGTTTGAGTCAAACCAGGAAAAAGTTGAATTTCGTTTAGCTCCTTTAGACAGTAAATTGTATGCTATTCGGAGTGAAGAAAAAGAAATCCAACCCGAACCAGTTAAACGCTATAACCTTTATGGGGACCCAATGTAATGGGTCCTCTTTTTTAGATATTTATAACTATGAAACTAACAGATATTTTACGCGAAGTAGAAGGAGAAGAAGATGGAATGAACCAATTAAAGGTTCGTTACGACCTTGCAATTGAACCCGCTGATCTTGACAAAGCATTGGCTGCTTTAAACGATACCAAAAATTATGGTATTTACGCACAAAACATGCGAGATCCACAAGCTATCATAAAAGCATTCGGACCTTCAATTCCTGCGCAAAAAGCTGGAGCTGCTTGGAAAGATTGGGATTCTCGTTCAGAAGACGAAAAAGCATTCAAGATAATTGATATTAAAAATAGAGTACCTGAAGCATGGGATGCTACTGAAAAAGAAGCAGAATCAGGCTATGAAAGATGGCAAGCAGAAGGAAATGATGGGAGTCTAAACGACTACCTATTTACTCTATCAGGTAAAGAACTTCCAAAAAGTTTAGTTGGAACATATGGAAAGAACTATTTTCCAATGAAAACACCAGACAACTTAAAAAAATATGGTGGTAAGTTAGAACAAGACGTTCACTATGTAGTAAAAGGTGATAAAATTGTTTTCCCTTTAACTCTAGAAAATCCATACAAAACAAAACCATACTTGTCTAAAGTATTAAAAACAATCATGGACAATGCAGGAGTTGGTTTCGAATTGATCGATGTTGAACAAGATGCTGAAACACCAGTAGCTGTTCAAAAACCTGAAAAAGAAGTTATTCCACCTTTATCCTATACAGCTGATTCAAGAGACAAAGTTGAAAAAGCAAGAAGTATATTCCAAAAAGAAATTGGAGAAGTCCCAACTGTAAAATATGAAATAGAATCTTTTGAATCACCTGAGGGAAGAAAATATAAACTTGTAGTAACAGGATTTCAAAACAAAGATCAACGTGCAAAACTTTTTACAAGAAAAACTACGTTAAAAGAAGAGCAAGAATTTGATTTAGAAAAATATCAAATGCTTAGACGAGCAGGAATAATTAAATAAAATACTTTAAATAAAGAGCTTGCCTAGTGCAAGCTTTTTTTGTATAATACGGTTATGAAAGAAAACACATTGTACGTAGAACGTTTTCGTCCTACTGAACTACAATACTATGTAGGAAACGAAAATGTAAAAGACACAATCCAAAAATACCTTGATCAAGGTGATATTCAAAACTTTATCTTCTATGGACCTGCAGGTACAGGTAAAACAACATTAGCCAAAATCATAGTCAAAAACCTAGACTGTGATTACCTTTACATTAACGCATCAGACGAAAATGGAATTGATACCATTCGAGATAAAGTAAAGGGGTTTGCTAGTGCTGCATCTTGGAAAGGAATTAAAGTAGTAATCCTAGATGAAGCAGACTTTATCACCATTCAAGGACAAGCCGCTTTACGAAACGTAATTGAAACATTTTCACGTTCAACACGTTTTATCTTAACCTGTAACTTTATAGAGCGAATTATTGACCCTCTACAATCACGTTGCCAGGTACTTAAAATTGTACCACCAACAAAAATGGATGTGTACAACCATTTAACTTGGATTTTAGCTGATCAATTAAACATATCCTATACACCTGAAGATTTAAAATCTCTGATAGTAAAATACTATCCTGACATGCGTAAAATGTTAAACGTTTTACAGATGTCTGTAAAAGACGATAGTGTTGTACTTGATGAAACAGTTTTGACCTCAAACAACTATATCAAAGAGGTATTGAAAGAGTTGATGGGTAGTAAAAAATGGATTACCATTAGACAAACCATAGCAGATTCAAACGTTAAGGACTTTGAAGAACTATACCGCTCACTATTCGAATACAGTTCAAAATACGCCCCAGGCAAAGAAGGTTCTGTTGCAATTATCTTAAACGAACACCTTTATCAAGCAAACTTTCGAATTGACAAAGAAATTAACGTAATGTCTGCAATTGCAAAGATTATAGAAGTTATATGAAACATTTCCTAAAGTACACTCTTTCGTGGGTATCAAGTAATTTGTCCGTACCTTTTTGGACAGTTGGACATATCCACCTGATGACATCTATTTATGCTGATTTACATGAAATATTGATGTCATTTGGAATGAACATAATTGTTGCAGCAGGATTCATCCATGACTTTATAGAATATAGAAAAGAAAAAGTAACCAATAAAAACAAATAAAATGCAAGAACAACCAAGGTTGAACATTGACTTCAAAAACACAACAGCTGTAACTGGCTTTGATGGAGGTCATCTATTTGGACAAGCAATTATTGTCCGTAAAATTTCTAAATTTTTAGTAGGAGCTGAAGAAGATTCACTTATCCCAATTCCAGTATTTTACGACTTAGAAAGCAAAAAAATCTTACCTGATTCGCTTCCACCAGAACTTCGTGACGAATACAAAGATATTACTTTAGATGCCTAAAAAACAGATAAAAGATTTATGGGGGTGGTTAAATGAAATCACCCTCTATAAAACTCCTATTGAAAATATTTCGGAAGAATCATGGGAAAAATGGAACTCCTATATAATCCATCGATATGTATCTATGAATATAAATTATGTTGAACTAGCTAATTTTGTTCAAACTCTACCATACGAGAACAAACAACAAACATATTTAATTTATAGAGAGATGATCCCAAAAACTAAAACGTTCTTGAAGTACGTTAAGTCAAGAACAAAGAGACAGCCTGCTACTTTAGTAGAGTACGTAGCAAAACATTTTGAATGCAGCTTAGGCGAAGCTGAAGAATATATTGACATTCTGCGCGAACATGGAGTAAGAAATGTTCTATACAAAATGGGTATTGAAGATAAAGAAGTAGAAAAGCTATTAAAAAAATGAATAGAGAAATTAAGGTTACAGATTCAATTGTTGATTCAGTTATTGACCAATTTGTTTCAAGAGCCACATTTGGTAAAACAAAATATGGAGTTGATTTAGATCGTGAAGATTTAAGCGTTTTAGAGTGGATTGAACATGCCAAACAAGAACACATGGATGCGATTTTATATTTGGAAAAATTGAAAAAAATCGTAGAGACCAAAGGTCTATAATATTTATAATAAAATACCAAAATGGATAAAGAAACATTACGCATGCAAATGCTTTCAGGTATAATTACAGAAAGCGAATATAAAGCAAAATTAGAAGAATTTAAAAAAGACTCATTAAACGAACACTACGTTGCAGGAGGAATTGTTGGAATTGGAGCTATCAACCAAATCCCATCTCGTGTTAAAGCAGATTACGAAGATGCTTTTGAATATTTCTTAAGTCAAAAATATAGCTTGAATGAAATAGAAGAAGTTGAAGAAGCTCTTGATTCAAAAATTGCAAATGATCCTAATTTTAAAAAACTTGCTTCTTATTTTAAACAAAACCCTGATGAAGCTAAAGATGTTAAAGATGAACTTAGTTCTCTTAAAGAAGCTTATAAAGATAAAGGCAAATACTATGTAGAAGATGCCTATGGTAATAAAAAAGAAGTACCATTTAAAGAATACTTAAAAGATAAATTACTAGCAATAGGCCTACCAGCTGCTGCTCTTGGATTGGTTGGAGCATTAATGGCTGGACCTTTAGGAGCTATGGATCCCGGATCAATTCTTCAAGCTATTGGAATTGCTGCTGGAATTGGAGGTGCTGCGGGTGCTGCTTTAGATTATGGAAAACCAACAAGCATAAAAGAAACAGAAGTTGAAGAATTAGATTTATATGAAGCTGAATCTCCTACCAAAGAAGAAATAGCAGCGTTTGAAGCAGCAGTTGAACAGTTAATGGATATGACAGGGATGAGTTTAGAAGATGCTACGATGGCAATTGGACGAGCTGCTAACGCAAAAACAAAATGAACCAAAGAGACACAATCACAGTAGACGTCCCTTTATTTATTCGTTTACTCGAATACGCTAGAGAAGATGCTCAAACCGACATGGACTTACACAACGTGTCAGAAAATGCAATAGGTTTAGCACTTTCAGGAAAAACGTTAACAATGGACGACTACAGCATGATTGTTGGTTCCCCTGAAGACATTGAAGAAATCAAAATGCTCCAAATACGAGCTGGAATTATCAAATAAATTAAAATGACACAAGAACAACTTCGTATGCAAATGTTGGCTGGTATCATTACTGAAAGTCAATACAAAGCTAAATTGAATGAAAATGAAGCTCCACTTTCTATTACAGTAAAAGTAACTGAAAATGGAAAAAGCAGTATGGGTCTTTATAAAACCCCAAATGCTATCAAAATGACCTCTGACCAACAAAATCCCCAATCTAAATCATATTCATATTATATAGGGAACACTGAATTTAAATTAAATGAAGAAGCAAAAGTTTATTTTGCTACATATAGATATGATATAGAAGAAATTTTAATTTCTTATTTAGCCCCTAAAGATGCTGGTGAATTTAATAAACTAACCACTACACAATATCTTCCATCACATGCTGTAAAAGGTGAAATCCCTTATAGTAATTGTAAATTTGAAGATGGGTTTGAAAAAGGAATGAAAGATCATAGAGATTACTTTGAAATTATTTAAAAAGACGGCTTAGGACCGTTTGCTAGTTATAGCAAGAGAATGTTTTAATCGCAACCAAAAACATTCTCAAAAAAACAGAAGAGCTTGCCTAACCGCAAGCTTTTTTTTATCTTTAGGTAATGAAAAAAAAGTTACCTTCCATATTAAAGGAAATAAAAACTAAGGTCTTACCTCAAATAGACTATGCAACACAAAAGTCTATTTCATATTCCCAAATGTCCATGTTCAATGAGTGCCCTAAAAAATGGTCACTACAATATAGAGAAGGTCATAAACAATTTACTTCTTCAATCCATACTGTTTTTGGAACTGCATTACACGAAGTGCTCCAACATTACCTTACAGTAATGTACGAACAAAGCGGGGCAGAAGCAGACCGCCTCAACACAGCTGAAATGCTTGAAGAAAAACTCCGTGAAGAATACAAAAAACAATACCAAGCAAACAACAACCAACACTTTGTTACCCCAGACGAACTCAGAGAATTCTATGACGATGGAGTAGAAATCATAAGAGAAATAGCAAAAGAAAGAGGTAAACATTTTAGCAAACGAGGATGGCATTTAGTTGGATGTGAAGTACCTATCATTTTAACTCCCAACCCTAAACTACAAAACATAATGTTTCAAGGGTATTTAGATATTGTTCTATACCACGAACCAACCAATACATTTAAAATCATAGACATTAAAACAAGTAGACAAGGTTGGAGTAAAAAAGAAAAATCAAACGAACAAAAACAATTTCAACTTATCCTATATAAAAAATACTATTCGGAACTATACAATGTACCAATAGAAAATGTAGAGGTAGAATTTATGATTGTAAAACGTAAAATATTTGAAAGCGAACAATTTACAATCAAACGTGTACAATGGTACAAACCGGCTTCGGGTAAAGTAAAATTGAATAAAGTAACGAAATCAATTGAAGAATTTATAGAACAGGCGTTTGATCGAAACGGTTACAAACAAGTTGAACACCAACCAAAAGTAAATGATAATTGCAAGTGGTGTCCTTTTCATAAGACTCATTTATGCTCTGCAACCTACTAATATACCACCATATGTATATACGATAATATTAAATTAAAAACATATGAGTGATAAAAAACAAGTATTAACGAGCGTCAAACTAGATGTAGATCTATTTGAAAACTTTAAAATTGAGTGTATTAAACGTAAATTTTCATTTCAAAAACTAAGTGAACGAGCAATTCACCTTTATTTAACAGATGAAGAATTTAGAAAAAAAATCCATAACCACAATAACCTAAGCTTTGAGGTTGAAGAATAAATTTGTACATTAAATCAAAACAAATATAGTTATATGAATTCAAGTTTTAATTACTTACCGCAAAACGAGCGGAAAAAAATCATGCTAATTTGTGATGACATTCGAGTACACTCCGGTGTAGCAACAGTGGCACGCGAATTAGTTTTAAACACAGCCCAACATTTCAATTGGGTTAACATTGCGGGAGCAATAAATCACCCCGAAAAAGGAAAACGATTTGACATTTCCACAGACACTAACACAAACACAGGTTTAACAGATGCTTCTGTTTTCTTGTACCCTGTTGACGGTTATGGAAACCCAGATTTGATCCGTCAGTTGATTCAAATTGAAAAACCAGATGCAATCATGTTAATTACCGATCCAAGGTATTTTGAATGGTTGTTTATGATTGAAAATGAGATTAGACAAGAAATGCCAATCATTTATTTGAACATCTGGGATGATTATCCGGCACCGTTGTACAACAAAGCATTTTACGAGTCGTGTGATGCATTGTTAGCAATTTCAAAACAAACAAAGTTAATTAACGAGCTTGTTTTAGGTGAAAAAGCTAAAAACAAGGTAATTGAGTATGTTCCTCATGGATTGAATCATGAAATATATTATCCGATTGAAAAAGAGGATGAATTAAAGGAACTTGAAGCGTTTAAAAAGCAAGTTTTTGGAAACGATGAAAAAGATTTTGTAGTGTTTTTTAATTCAAGAAACATTAGACGTAAACAAATTCCTGATACAATGTTAGCTTTTAGGTTGTTTTTAGATACATTACCGAAAGCAAAAGCAGAAAAATGTGCTATGGTAATGCACACCGAAATTATAAGCGATCATGGAACAGATTTAGAAGCAGTTAGAAAAGTATTGTTTCCAAAATATCCTAAAGCAATTTATTTTTCAACAAACAAGTTAGACAACAAACAGTTAAACCAACTTTATAATTTAGCAGATGCTCAAATTTTATTGACATCAAATGAAGGTTGGGGATTGTCGTTAACAGAAGCAATTTTAGCAGGAACTGTAATTATCGCAAACGTAACAGGTGGTATGCAAGATCAAATGTGTTTTGAAAATGAACATGGAAATTGGTTTACACCATCACCTA